CCGTTATCGCACGGGGCGAACCACAACCCCTAATCGATTCGCTCTATTACGGCACAGGGCAGTGTGCATGCCACGGGTATATCCGTAATGCCAGCTCGGGGGTGTCTTTCCCTGCCAGCGTCGTGGATGACTTTCTGCATAAGGTGTACGACGGCTTCGATACCTCAAATGAAATAGAGCCGCGCATGTGGCGCGAATTGTTGCGTACAATGAATGAAGCGGCGGCACAAGGTGTCGCTGAAGGGCAGTATCAACCGAAGCATAACGATGCGTTCCTACACGCCATGCGGCACGGGAACGAGGTGTTTTCGGCGTTTAAAGTGCATGCTATGGGCGAGGCTATGGCGGAAAAACTGCACGATTCGAACGGTAATCTCAAGTCATTTGAACAATGGGTGAATGATGTTCAAGACATCTCATCGCACCACGTCGGAGCATGGTTACGTACAGAGTATGACACAGCCGTGCTGCGCGCTCATGCGGCGGCCGACTGGCAGGAGTTTGTCGCAAATAAGGATATCATGCCTAATCTACGTTGGATGCCAACAACGTCGCCGAACGCTGACGCGTCACATAAGGCGTATTGGGAAGCCGGGCTTACCCTGCCCGTAGACCATCCGTTTTGGGCTGCACATCACCCGCAGGACAGGTGGAACTGTAAGTGCTCGCTCGAGGCGACCGACGAACCTGTAACGCCCGCGCCGGTCGTGGAGGATATACCTAAACCGCAAGCGCAGCGAGGGCTCGACAATAATCCGGGCCAGGATGGGCATCTTATCAATGATTCACACCCGTACTTTCCGGATAAGTGCGCTAACTGTCCGTTCTATAAGCCGGGGGTGAGGGGAAGGCTAAAGGCTGCGTTTTGGAATCATAAAAAGAACTGCTTCGGGTGCGAGTATATAAATAACGTCTTGCCGTCTTCTATAAAGAAAGATATTTCAACCTACAGCGAAAAGCTATGGGAACATACCTACAAGGCTGAAAAAGGTTTTGTCGTAACACAAAAAGAACGAATAGAAGAATCTCGAAAGAGTAAGCAAGAACGTGAAAAATACATGAAAGAAAAGGAAATGTGCAAAGTTCTTGCAGACAACGGGCACTTTATAGAGCATTTAGCTGATGTCGGTAGGCCTAGAGGTAAAACATACGATATTACAATCGATGGAACAGCTGCAGACCTTAAACGCATCGATGGCGGCCCGGGTAACATCGTTAAATACGTAAAAAAGGCTTTGACAAAACAAGGTGGAGAGGCAGTGGTCTTACAGCTACCTTCACATAAACAGGAGTACTATAAAGCAATGAACGAGGCTAAGCGTAAGTACAATGGGCGAATCTTATTTTACTTTCCAGACGACCAGGTACTCAGAGAAATAAAATAAGGCCGCTGAAAAGCGACCTTGTGGCGGTACAGGATTATTAATCCTGTCCCTACATCAGTTTGTGATGCATTGCAAATATACAACATTCTTTCTTACAAAATATTTTTATTAAGATTTTCATCATGGACTCTCGACAAATAGCCAGCATAATTCTCCGCGCTCCGAAAGAGGTAGCGCGTGCTCTAAGCGACGAGCTGCCCCGTAAGGCGGCCATCATATCGAAGAATCATTTCCGACAAAACTTCCGCGAGAGTGGCTTTGTGGATGGCGGCCTACGCCCATGGAAGCGAACCCGGCGCCAGGAGGCTGGAGATGACCGAGGCCCGCTCACCTCTCGACGCAATCACCTAATGAATAGTATCGACGCCGTGCCTGCGCCAGGGCAGGTTATAGTAACGAACCCCGTGCCATATGCAGCTATTCACAACGAGGGAGGAACGGTGAATACTCACCCCACCGTTACGCCGAAAATGCGCAAAATGGCGTGGGCGAAGGTGTATTCTCTCGCCGGTGTACGCGGTAAAGGCAAGCTGCCGAAGAACCTACCGGAAGTCGCCGAAAAGTGGCGAGCTCTGGCCCTGACAAAGAAGACGAAGCTCAACATAACAGCGCGTATTCCGAAACGACAGTTCATCGGCTCAAGCGCGGAACTGCGCGAAAAGATAAACAATATCATCACCGACAAACTAACACAGATAAGCAATGGAATCACTTCTCGTTAATCTCATTAATCGAATCGCCCAGGAATTACCATGGGCACGCACCGTGGACGAAGACTACGGGCAGCTAGAAGCTCTCGACAACGAGGATACAGATATGTACCCGCTCACCTTTCCGGCTGTCCTCATAGACTTGCCGGGCACAGATTGGAGCGACACCGGCCGCTGGGGGCAGCGCGGGACATGTGAGGTGCGTGTACGACTCCTCCTCGACTGCTACGACGATACGCATGCCGGCAGTCAGACCGTAGATCGCATCATGGAGCGCGAGGAGAAAAGAAAAGCCCTGCACGCATTGTTGCAGGGCTATAGGGCTAATGAGGAAGGGGCTCTAGTGCGTACCAGCTCGAAGTTCTTCACATTCAATCACGGCATCAAAGTATACGAGGCGACTTACACTTGTGCGACGTCGGAGTCTACTCGGGAAACAGTGATAGCTGGGAAGCCGACGATCTCGATTGACGCGAGGTTCTGAAGCCGAAGTAACGGCTCTTCTTTACAATGTGCCCATCGACCGTCGCACCTTCCATAATCATGCGCTTAACTATGCGCAGTGTGGTTGCCTCGCTTAAGAAAAACTCTTCATAGGCCAGCTTATGGATAGTGTCATCGAAGCGCAGACGCTGCACCTCCGACCAATAGTAATAACGCTCGAATAGCTTCTTGTCGCGCTCATTAATTAGTTCTTTGTTTCTTCCCTTTTTCGACATTTTTCTCCCCGTTGATGTAAGACAGTGTGCGTGAATATTTCACACGCGGTTGATAATGTGCAAAATTACAAAAAATCCCTGTAAACATATTGCTTACAGGGACTTCTAATTGTATTATACTTTTATGCAACATTCACGCCGCAGCAGTCTTTTAAGATAGCTTTCAACATCCATACCATGTTGTAGAGGTTATCGCTATCCTTCTGGGCGATACAGCTATCAGCGGCAAGTGCCCTGTTGTATAACTGTATTCTGTCAAGCAACGCTTGTACCATATCAGTAGCATAGCCAGATTCAAGCATATTGAATAGTTCCGAGTATTTAGCCATGACTCTACTACTCTGAGAAATTCAACGTCAGTTCTTTACCGCTCTCTACTTTCTTACTGGCACTTAAAAGAAGTTGTACGCCCAGCAACGTCGTGAACCATCCTGGATTCGTCATACCGAAGAGTAGAATCTTTTGAGTAATGTTACACTTAGCGCTCAGTCGACGAACGCTCTGTGAACTCTCTGTGCGGCTACCAATGCACCGGAACACATCGTTGATGCTATACCACTTCACGCCCTCGCTCTCTACCATGCGGACTTCGCCACCCATAAACTTAAAACTCTCGTAGGGGACATCACGCAGGTCAAGAAAGCCACCGGCCATCCGGCTTTTCATCGTTTCATACCTGCCTGTCTTTCTGATGGTCGGCAATACTTCGCCCGTTACCCATTTGCGGAACTTCTTGGCCTCGGGTTTGCGGCTCTGGAAGATTAAATGATATAGGCCGGACTCATTGGTTGCAGTAAACTGTTGTTTGCCACCAAGGGTGTCCACTAATACCGACCCCCTTTCGTCTTCATCAAGTCTTGATATTGCATCACGGTGCTTTTCAATACCAAGAACTTGGCACACGTCTTTAGCCACGAACCAAGGTTCGTTGTTAATCACTTGTACACGGATAGGTGTACTTTCCTTCTCATTGAAGTTGAATACTTGCAAGCCCGTAGCTTGCGCACTGTTGTTGTTTAACATAACTGATAAATTTTGAACATTGGCGGTTTAAAAAACGGTGCGCCACTTCCCGCTGTTCAAGTCTTATCAGATGACCGACACAGCCATTACAACTGTATCACGGGGTTAGCGCGCCGATATAGTATGATGTTTCACACTTGGGCATAAAAAATGCCCGCATGCAGCGCACCGGACGAACCTAATCGCCATCTGATTAAAACTTGAACGCTGCAAATATATGAAACATCTCTCAAACCACCAACGCTTTGATGGGATTTTATCTACACCTTACTTTACAATCGGCAGAAACTGGGCTCTATCTTGCGCCAGACGCCATTGTCATCCAACCGAGCGAAGTAGTAGTTGGTGGCGTTTTTCTGTACAACGTTACTTTCTTTGAAAAGCGACATGATCTCGGCGTACTCCGAGTCAAAACGATCTTCCAGTGCGTAGAGCTTCGAGATACTTTTATAATCAAGATCTCCCGCTTTGTTACGCTCCAGTAGAGTCATGGCGAGCTGATACATGGGATCGTCCGTCCCCTTTTCGGTACGCTGCACGTAACGCTTGAGGTAGTCC